CGCCCGCGAGTAGCCTTGCGGCAGGGCATAGGCGGCCGTCGTTGCGGCAAAGGCGGTCAGCACCAAATCAGAAAAAAGGTGCCCGACATAGGAGGAGCCGGGAGCGGGATACACATAGAGGGTGCCCAAAGGAAAGGTCGGCTGATAGGCGGCCACAATCGGCCACGGGCCTTGCTGATTTTTCAATAGCTCGCGCTTGTAGGTATCCAAATCGGTAAAGACAAAGGTGTAATCGTTATTCGCCGAACTTGAGGCCACCGACCGGGTAAAGCCATCGCGAAAGCGCAAGGGGCGCGTCATCTTGATGTTGCCCGGGGTGGTGAAAGTCACCTGCGTCAAGCCCGACGTGATCGCATTCGCGCTCATGGTGACGGTGGTTGGCGTGTAGGAGAGCACGGTGGCCCCTGCGGGGATGAAGCCGTACACATCAGAGAGATCGCCATTGACAATCAATGCGGCGGGAACCGTGGCCGTGATGACGGGTGAACCCGCCACCGTGACCGCCCCAAACGTGCCGCCGGTCGGGTTCCCAACCGTATATTCATACTGCCCCGGTATCCAGGGCGCCAAGGTTTCTATTTGCGTATAGACGTAGGCTTCATCGTTCGCCAAGGATTCCAGTAGATCGTTGAGCGCATGCAAGCCCACATTCGCATCGCTTGCGGCCAGGGTCTCCCCCGGTGCATAGGAGTTGATGTTAAGGAGTGCGCCGGCGATGATATCTAACGCGGTTGCCATGATGCTCCTAAAAGGAAAACGCGGGTTTAAAGTCCCCGCGTGTGATTTAGCTCAAATCATATCCCCAGACGAAAATGTCCACCGTCCCCGGCGTGCCCGCCGAGACGTTCACATAGAGCTGCTGCGCGTTTTGGATGCCCGTCAGCTGCCCCGGCACGATGGTACGCAAGGCAAAGATCCCCGGCCCGGTGAGCGTGGTAAGCGCAGCCGGCGCCGAGAGCGATACCCCGGTCACGGCAGGTCCCCCGTTGACCGAGAGATTGGCGGTTGCCAAATTGGCAGAGGCATTACCCACGCCAATCGCCGTGATCACATAGGCGGTGGAGTTGATGATGTTCATCACCGCCGCATCCCCGGTGCTTGAGACCGGGACCGCCCGGGCAGAGGCTAGGAGCCTCAATGCATTGGCCCCTTGTGGATTGGAGTTCAAGTTGGTGGTGACTGGCGCTACGGTCAGCTTGGTGTTGGCCGTCTGGGTGATCGCCGGCCCTGGATTGACTGAAGGCATAAAGTGTTCTCCTTAAAAAAAAAGGGGTTAGCCGGCGATGCGGATACCGAGGGAGCGATAGAGCGAGCCGATGCCATAGAGCACATCCGCACGGGTCGGTTCACTGTCATTGTTGATCGTGTACTGCGTGATCATGCGGATACTCATGTTGGTATCCTGATCGTCATAGGCACGCGCCGCCATCGCCACCCCACCGGGGAGCGGCAGGTCCGCAAACCCCAATGCAAAGGCGTACTTGTGAAAGGCCAACCCTTGCGGGGAGGTCACATTCGCCGCCGCCGTGCCGCCATTGACCGTAATCAACGCCGAAGGGTTGGGTGCATTGGTGACGTTCTGGAACTGCCCCGAGGAGATCAGAGGATCCCCGATGGTCAAGGTCAAAAGCCCACCCGCATCGGCCGTGTATTGGCCGGTCAAGGGGTTCCAACCGCCATTGGTCAAGGTCGCCGCCCCATAGATGACCCCGGTAACGGCAGCGCCATTCGGGGGCGCGACAAAGCCACCCGGCGGCAGCACCACGAATTGCTTCAATGCCTTGCCGTACTGCATGCGGTTTTGCGGATTGACCGGGTACACACCCGCGATCTGGATGGTGTCCCCGACATTGACCACCGCCGCCCCTGCGGTCCAGCCCTTGGTCTGCAGCGTCCCCGCTGCGGCCCAGCCCGTCGTCATGAGCGCCGTTCCGGCGGGAACCGTCGCAATCGCCGGCACCCCGCCTTGCGCGCCGGTCTGAAAGGTGGGGATGTTCTGATCCTCCCACCAATCCAAACCTGCGAATTGTTTCGCGATCATGCCTTTTTCAAGCCACTTGCCCAACTGCACCTGCGGGTTAAAGAGCCCCGCAACCTGCGCGGTGGCCGCCGACATGGTGTAGGGGTCCAGGACCACCATTTTCTCGCCCTCCGTGGGGCAGGCTTCGGCCGCTAAGTTCGCTCTCGCATCCGAGTACGTTTTGTACGGGTTCGGTGTCGCGCCGCCAAAGGTCCCCAAGGTGGTCGCGGTATTGAGCATGGCATAAAGGGCGGTATCGGAATCAATCTGGTTCGCGACTTTCGCAATCTGCGGGCGCAGCACGCGCTTTTTGAACATGTCCATCGACAAGAGCAAATCTTGCGTCGTGAACTGCACATCGACATGGAACTGGTAGTTCAAGGACAAGGGGCTTGAGGATTCGTTGGTGTCCTCAACGTTCAAGGGCGGCCCATAGGTTCCCACATAGCGCGGGGGTCTGCGAATGGAGATGGTGTTGCCGACTTTCGCGCCGGCGACCGCAAACTCAGCGGAGTATTGCCGATCGACGCGATTGGCGAACACCAGCTCATTCTCAAGCACCACCAGACTCTCGTTGGTGATGTAGCTGTGGGTTAAAAGGTTATTCATGATGCTATCGACTCCTCAAGGTGATGATGAGGAGCGCCTACTTACGCCGTGCCCTCTCATAGGCACGCAATTCCTGGAAACTCATCTTGGAGGGGTCGGTGTTGGTGTTGACCGACAGGCTCGAAGATAAGGGCGTGATGGGAGCGGGCGCTCCGGGGGCCTTCGGGGAGGGCTGCACATCGGGTGTCGCCGGCTTCTCGAAGGTCAGTTCAAGTCGCCCGATCTCGGCAATCGCCTTGAGCGGGTTCAATGCGTTGATGCGCGTGACGTACTCAGGATGCTTGGCTAGGTAATAGCTCACCTCCCCGATATGCTCGGAAGATGTGAGGTATTGCAGGACCGCGTTATGCGTTTTCACATCGGCGCGCTCGAGCACACTGTGATAATCGGGGTGTGCCTCGATGGTTTTTGCGACCCGTGCCTGTGCCTGCGCTTCGGCCTCTGCTTTGAGGGCCTGTGCCCGTTCGGCCTCCTGCTGCTGCTTGTACTCTGCGATGCTCTGGTCCGAGGACCACTTCGCCAATGCCTCTGCGTACTCAAACGCCTTGAACTCCCCGCGCTCGTTGTAGAACTTCTGCGGGTCCGGTTTACTCATCACCTCGGGGTCAGGTTTTTTGGCCGTCTCCCGCAACTGCTTTAACTCTGCCTCCAACGCCGCTGCCCGCTCGCGCTCGATGCGGGCCGTATTAAATTGGGTCTCTGCGAAGCGCTCGGACTCCGCGCGCTCCTCCTGGGCTTCTTTCATCTGCCGGTGCTTCTTTCGCATGAGCTTATCGAAGCGCTCAGCCTTTTTGACCTCCGCCTTGGTGTCATCGTCCACATCGGCGTAGGCGTCATCGTCCTCTTTTGCGGGCTCGGCCTTTGCCTCGGGCTCAGCCTTCGGTTCCGCCTTGGGCTCGGCCTTTGCGGGCTCCTCAGGCTTCGGATCGTTCTTGATCTCATCCGCCTTGCCCGTTTGGATGAACTCGTTTAACCCCTCGGAGGTCACTACCTTGCCCATACTTGATCCTCACCGTTAGGTGCTTTTAACTTCTGGCTACCGGCCAGCGACGGGTTATTGAATCGAGGTTTTCTGAGCCTTCTCGGCTGCCGCCAACGTCTCACGCCGCGCCACCGTCTCATGCGCCGATTCGACGTGCGTATTCAAAAGCTGCGCCCCGGCGTTGATCTCCGCCACATCCCGTGCGGTCACGGATTTCACATGCGTATCGAAGCGCTTGGTGTCGCTTTGAGTTTCGGTGTCGTGCGCCTTTGTTGTAGCGGCGAGATGCGCCTTGGTGATCTCGGTCTGCATCCAGCCCTGCTCGATCTGGGACTTGTATTTTATTTCGAGCTGCGCCTTTTGCAGCTCCTGCTGCATCTGGCTCATCTGCTGCTGCAGGGCCTTGACGATGGATTGGGCCTGCTTCGGCAATTCCGCGATCACCTTATCCATCCCTTGCGGGTTCACGGGCATCAGGCGGTCGGCAAGATCATCCGCGCCGGCGAAGTCCATGTTGCGCACGATGAGGTCCGAGCCCACCTTCGCGATGGGTTCGGCCAACGGGGTTTTCAAAAGATCGAGCATGGCCTCGGCGCCCTCCTGGCGCTTACTCTCATACCCCGGCCCCGTATCCATCACCACATCGTAGCGGCCGATGGAAAGATCATTCTTGACCGCCGAGACCGCCTTACTCATGGGCGTTTCGGGTTGCGGGGCTTGCGGCTGGTTGATGCCGACCATCGAGGGAACCCCATCCTCCCCGATGATGCGCTGCATTCTTTGCGTCGAGTAGTAGAAGGGGATGAGGTCCAAGAGGATCCGCCCGCCGTGGGCAATGGCCCGCGTCTGGTTGTCGTAGTATTGAAAGTGCCCGATATCACTCAAGGCTTGACGTTGGCGAAGCGCGACGCCTGAGACCACCGAACCCGCGGTATCCTGCCCCGGTTCGTGCGGCATGCCGGCAACGGCCATTAAGTCCTGCTGCGCGCTTTGGGCGGCCTCGGCAAAGCCTGCGGGGACCTGCACCGGGGGCGTGCGCTCGGGCGGCGGGAGCGGTGTCTTTGAGCCATCGGGCTGCTCGATACAGACCGGCTCGTACTCTAATCGGGAGTACGATTTTTGGTTGGCCGATGACCATTCGGGGTGCCCATCGAAGGCGCCCGCTACACCCACCCAGGGGGCGATGGGCGTCAAGGCGAGAACCTCCGTCTCCTTGCTCCTCCAATAGTTGAACATGCGCGCCGGATCCATCAGATCCGTGATCATGCCCTT